AATTTGGAAAGGAGAAGATATTTTTTTCTGTGATCTTGCAAGACAAGCAGGGTTTAAAGTTTATGCTAATCTTGATTCTATCTTAACTCATCATGGATCATTTGGATATACCGGAAAATACGGTGATGTCTTTAAAATAAAACAAAAAAATGGAACAAAAAATTAGTATAACCAATATTGCTTATTTAGCAGGACTGTTTGATGGAGAAGGGTGTGTCCAGTACAAACAGCGTATGGAGACCAAGAAAAAACATAAAGGAACTGGTACAAGAAAGACAAAAGTATGGAGAATTACTCTTGAAATATCTATGACTGATCAAGATGTAATCCGTTGGGTTCATGAAACTGTAGGATGTGGCAGCGTTATTCTCAATATTAAAAACAAATCTCCATCTTCTAAACCACACTGGAAGGACCAATGGCGATGGCGATGCAGTCACCGGGATGCCTATCATGTTGCTAAAATAATATGGCCGTATTCTCAGGTTAAGATGCATCAGTTGGAACAAATTATAGATCACTACGAACCCGACTATAGCGAACCTAATGTAATAAGTTTAGAGGCTTATAGAAATGAATAAAATATTTTTTATTATATTTATATCTTTAGGGCTGATGAGTTTGCTATCTATTTATATGCTGATAACAATATGATTAAAGATATAATGAATGCAGTTGTGAAGACCTACCTCGTTATTATATGGTACTTTCTGCTTCCCTTTGTTTATCTACTTGATCGCTTATTTTTTGGATGGAAAGATGAAAAAAAAGAAAAAACTATTAGACAATCAAAAAGAGACTGACCGCGCTATTAAAGCAGCTGTGAATCAGGCCAAGAAAGTGGAAGATGAAATGGAAAGATACCGAGAGGCTGACAGGTTGGAAGAAGCGCTGCGTATGGAAAGAATTAATGGAGTAGAATAAACCTATTGACAATACTCCCAGAATAACTTATACTAACAATCATAAAGGAGAAATATAATGAGTATAAATAAAGATAAAAGACCAAAGCTAAGTGAAAGAGGCCAAGCTAAATTTTTTGTAGAGAGTGCAGAATCTACACCGGCCGACCAAATTTATAGAGAGATTGCTAAAAACTCTTTAGAGGCTTGTGCAAAAATGAAAAAACTAAACCCCTCTTATAAAGGAGAAATTTTTGTAGGAGAAGATAAAAAGTTCAAGAATAAATTAACTATTGTCGATAATGGCATTGGCATGCCCAAAGATAGCATGTCCGATTTAATTATTAATCTTAGTGAAACTGAGGAAGAGTCTGAACACGGAAATAAAGGGGTAGGAACTAAAATCTCCGGTTTTGCTAATAATAAAGAAGGTCTTATTTATTCTTCTAAACGTTACAATGAAGATGAAGGTAATCGTTGTAGAGTTTATTTTAATGACAATGACTTATTCGCAGTTGAACATAGTGATGAGTTTAACAGTTGTACCATCCCCATGCACTTCAGTGACCTCCCTTCACTTGTACAAAAGTATAAAAAGGGAACTAGTTTAACGCTGATGGGGAACAGTGAAAAAGAAAATACTTTAAATCCTCCCACTAATTATGAGGAAGGGTCTTTGTTAAAAAAATCAAGAATAGGAATTCATTGGCTTAAAGCTTATTACAACACCAAGTTTTTCGATATCCCTAGGTATATTAAATTCTTGGTACAAATTAAAAGAAAAGACCGTACCAACCCTGAAAGAGTCTTGGGTCATAAACACTGGTTAGATCATTTTTCTGAAAAATCTGGCGTATTAAATCATGATTCTGCTAAAATCTTTTGGTGGCTTTTAAGTGATAAAAAAGGAAAAAGAGGTTCTGCTACAGATTGTGTGGTTAATGGCCAATTAGGATTTATGAACAATGATGAAATGTTAGACCTTGAATTTGACTCCAAAGGAGGAAGAAAAAATCCTCTTCGTTATTGGGGACTTCCTTTTTCTTGTGGAGAAGTGGCCCTTATTATTGAACCCAAAGGATTTAAACAGGATCAATACAGAACGACTCTTCGAAAAAATGGCGCCACTATTAAATCATTCAAACCTCTCTGGAAAGAATTTTTTAAGGAACAGATGCCGGCTGCATTGAGGGAAAATGAAGCGAATCGAGCCCAAAAATTTTCTGACAGAATGGCCGAGGATGATACCTTTGCGAAAAATATTAATAAGTGGTTATCCGGAGTTAACTTCATTCATGAACTCGGAACTGAGCATGCAGAAAAGCTTCTTTTATCAGGCAAAATAGTGCCCATTAAAGGTCATTGTCAAGGAACTTTTAATGGAGGGACAGGAGGTGTGGAACCAGGAAAACAACCTAAATCCATCTTTGGAAAAAGTCCGTTATATGCCGGTCTTAAGAATAAGAATGAAAAACATAAATCGATGCAAGGGAAAGCCGATTGTACGCCCGAAGTTATTTTAGACTCTTCTAGAGAAAATGATGGTGATTGGGCCTGGTATGATTATGATAGCAACAAAGCTTATCTTAATACTAAATGTCGTATGATTGGTTATTATGCTAGAGAAGCGCAGAAACAAACTCAAAATAAGAATCTGATTGAGACCCATATCAATCATACTAAATTGGTACTGCAAAGAGTTTTAGCTACTCATATTGCCATGACGCGATTCTCCTTTAACAATTTATCGAAGGAAGAGAGAAAGGAAACATTAGAAAACAGTCGATGTTTATCGGTTGCTCTTCAAAATCCTTATCTTATTATTCCTGAAATTGTTAAAATGTCTCAAAACATACATAAGCAATTGGCTGACATGGATAAAAGAGAAATGTCACATGGATAGAAGGATCTATCCTTAAATGTATGAAATGGAATAAACTTTATCATTACCCGCCGTCGACCCGGTCAACGACTGATGGTCTCAGAACCTATGAGGTAGGTAACGAAAAGTTACCCAGTGTTACAACGATACTGGGTGCCACTAAAAGTCAGGAGGCGCAGGAATCTATCTCCAATTGGCAGGCAAGAGTCGGCCAGGAACAGGCGACAAGAATCAGGGATCAAGCGGCTTCGCGTGGAACCAACATGCATATGCATTTAGAGAAACATATTTTAGGGGAAGGACATTTAGATTTAACGGCCGAAGGCAAGGTTGCTAAGGCCATGGCTAACACTATAATTGAGAAGGGTTTATGCGATCTTTCTGAAATATGGGGCAGTGAAGTTGTCTTATATTACCCAGGGCTATATGCAGGCGCCACCGATGTGGTCGGCGTCTATGACTATGAGGATTCGATTGTAGACTTTAAACAAAGTAATAGACCGAAACGTAAGGAGTGGATTGAGGATTATTTTCTTCAACTCGGGGCGTATGCAATGGCTCATAACTATGTGCATAAGACTGAGATCACTCAAGGGGTAATATTGATGTGTACCCCTGACAATTATTTCCAAAAATTTCAGGTTAAAGGGAAAGAGTTTGTTAAATATCAACATCAATTTTTAGAAAGGGTAGGAAAATATTATGAACAAAAAAACAGTTAAAACTGTTGAACGACGAATCCTAAAGGCAATGATGGAGGATGAAAGACAGCTACGGGTGTTGTTGGAAACAGAGACAGAAAACATCCACGAAGAACAATTGGACGGTTTAATGGTCAAAATAGAGCAGCTTCTTGGCAGAATTATGGTCAATCAGAACAAGCTGATGTTGTTTCAAGACCTAGTGTGACATATATGTCACAGTTTCTAGTGTCAGGTGTCTGGCGACAAGTGACTGGGATTATATAAGAAGTGAGGTTTTATGCGGTTGATCACGAACCTATAGGTTTTTCAAAACATTAAAATGAGTGAATCAGCACTTTGACTTCTTCGTGATCTGGTGATTTCGTGATTAGTAAGGAATACCAATGGTTTTAGAGCAGTTGCTTAAATGAGCCTTGTGATCCAAGGGTTTTTGATCATAGGGGCCGCGCGGAACTTTTGGGTCCCCAAATTAGGAAAAATATTCTAGAAATGCTATAGGGTTAAAGTATGATAGGTAGAAGTAGAAATTGGAGTAGTCCCTCAGATTTTATTAACGAGTTTAATAAGAAACATAATCCAGATTATTATTATGGCAAAGAAGAAAAGAAGAAAACCGAGAAGAAAAAGAAAACTGGTAGAGCCTACACAGTCAAACGACATCCCGTATTCAAAGTATCGGATTGAATGGATGGACATTATCTCAGACTCTGGCTGGGCCGACGAAAAACAATTCAACAGAATGAAATTAGCTTATCCTGTTAATGAGGGTTGGTTATTCTCTAAGGATAAACACCATATTAAAGTATTTGCATCTTATGATAAAGATGCTGACACTAAGGAAATTTCATTTGGTGATAGAACAATGATACCTTTGTCTTGTATTAGAAAGCTGATTAAGTTAAACTAGAAAGGAGGAGAAATGAATAAGATTGCTAAGAAGTTAAGAAAGCTTAAAGATCAATTAGATAAGATAGAAGAAAAAGAAGATGAGATTCTTAATCAAATTGATGAAGCTATTGATGAATTAGAAGAGTCTGACGAGTAGTGGTAATAAGTGAGGAAGAATATAATAAAACACATCGTAAATATAGACTTAGAGAAATGGGACCCTATCAGTGGAAGGAGGAAATAATGACTAAAAAGAAAAAAAAGAAAATAGTTAAGAAAAAAAAGAAATCTAAAAAGAAAAAGAGAAAATAACTAAGATAGAATAGGCTTCGGTTTTTTATTCTTAGGTTCTTTATCTTTGGATTTGGGATCTAAGAGTAAAGTATTGTCATCAACAATTGATGAAATTCTTTTATTTAATTCTTCTTCGGTAAGATCCTCTATCTTACCTGTTCTAATTATTTTTTGTTCAATATATAACCCACCCACAGCACCTCGTGCTTTTTCTGCATTAGTTGCAGCAGAAAAGGATTTTGATTTAATTGCGTCATCTCTAATTTTTGCTAGTTCAGTTAAGTGACCACCAAATGAGATATTGTGCTTTCTATATGTTTCTTCTCGTAGTTCTCCTATGTGTTTGACTACTAGTGGAAATCGTTTGGGGTTTTGAAGGTGACTCGCTGTTACTCGAAGGGTTAAGTTATCTCCTTTATATCCTGCTTCTTTTACACATTCATAGGCAAATTTATGTCCTTCGTTGAATACTAATAGTTCAGCAAATTTACGCTGCATAGGCGTGAGTCTGGCAGGTAATCCTGGTTTCTTTTTTTGTGGCGTGTTTTCCATAATTTCTTGGTGGTTGTCTTATATTTAGTTAACCTACATACAACATATAATTTGGTTAATTTAAACTAACCTACAGGACTAACCACCCGTTGACAATATATGTATCTTATCTTATAAAGTCAAATATGAAAGATAATGAGGAAAACGAAGGAGAAGAACAAGATAATCCTAAGTTATTTGATACAGAAATTGATTATCATCGTTATTGGAAAGATATGTATGAGAAGGAACATAAGCTTAGACAAGAAGCTGAAACCGAAGCTATTCTCGTTAGGGGGATAGGTATGAATTCTCCTGAAATGAAAGATTTACGGAAAGAAATTGAAGAATTGAAGGCTGAGTTGGCTAGGGCTAAAGAGGATCATCAGTATGATAATCTTGTTCATAAAAAAGAGTTAGAAGCTGTAAAAAATCCAATAGATAATTTAAGAAAAAAAGGTTTAATGTAATGCTTAAAGGTAGAGATTTAATTATGATCTTCGATCGATTCGTAGGTCCAAAGAAAGGAAGTTCAGTAGCGCAAGATGCCCGAGTTCAAGTTCGAACCCCTGATGGAAAACATTATGACATTCAAGCTGTGAATTTAGTTGAAAATAAAATTTTAGGTGCTAAAGAAACGCATAGAATAGTGATTTCAACTCATGAAGAAGTAGCAAAAATGGGTGCACCAATTAAGCTTTTGTAAACATTTGTTAGGTTCATTATTTTGATAAAACCTGAAACAAAATTATGGCATGAGCTTAAAAGAATTACACCTAAGATATCGTGGACAAGGATTGAAAATACTGGCGTTCTTGGTACTCCTGATCTATTGGGTTATAATACTTTTGGAGTCTTTTTTACTGTTGAGTTAAAACTAACATCTCATAACAAAATTCGATTTTCCCCACACCAAATTTCATTTCATATTCAACATCCAAAGAATACATTTATACTTGCCAAGAAGCCCAGTCAGGGCTCCTTCAAATTGTTTCCAGGTACCTGTATCTTGGCACTTGTTAAAGAAGGATTTAAATGTGAGGACGCTTGTTGCTTGACGCTTGATGCTTGTGGCTTGATGCTTTCTTCGCTTGGTGCTTGATGCTTGTGGCTTGCGGCTTTGGCTGCTTGTTGCTTGTGGCTTGAAACCTGACTGTATTAGTCGGGTTTAAATAATCGTTAGAATTTTTCATTTTAGTGTAGCGGATAAACAACGTTGCTTACTTCTTTATTCCAGCAGGCCCTACAATCCTGGCATTTATTATTTTGAAGCCGGGCCGGGCAGCTGCTCTCTCGAGTGTTTACAGTACTAGTCCAAGGCCAGAATTTCACTGGCGCCTGGTCTATCATATGCGAGGACATACGAATTATCAAATTTTTTGGTACAACTTCAGGTTGCATTAATGTGAATAGTTTTGCTTCCCGCGTTGGCATCCAGTGACTGGTCTCTGGCGTCCGGTTGCATACTTCGAATATATTCTTAAGGTGCTGAGCCCCTTGCAGGTCCCCTGAGTCGTGCCAGCGGAAGAAGGGCACCTTGCGACTGTAGTGGGTCACCAGTAGCGCCATTGCTTCGATCCATTGTGGATGGTTTAAAGAATTCAACCTACGGTTGAGCGCATCTTTTACATTTTTAAATCTATAGCGGCCTTTCATAGCGTAACAGCCTGAGCACACAGAGCCCGCCACGGCTTGCAGCTTGACGCCAGTCACACATTGCCAGGCCGGCAGGTTATATGCATAGCCAGGCATCTTGGATGGAGAGCTCAGGCCCCCTGTTATTTTTTTAGCTTCTTTTAAATTCATTCTTTCTAGATCCTATATAATCTTATAATTCTATTTTGTCAAGTGCTTGTTGCTTCTGGCGTAACCACCGGTGACTGTAATACTATGATTGGCTTGTTGCTTGTTGCTTGACGCTTGCGGCTTGGCGCTTGAAGCTTGTATTTTTAATTTTATTTATTCTTAGCGTGCGCAGCTGCGAGCTGGATAGCGTCCTGCCGCCGTTAATGTTTAAAAAACTCTCAGGCCGCATGATGCTGCCATCATGGGCCTGGTATAAAAATGAATACTTAGATTCTTTTTTTAGCATCGTTGAACTTATCTATTTCATGTTTTACTGTTTCAAAATCATGAGTTAATTTTCTTAAAAGATTTTTTGAACTTTCAATATCTTTTGAAGCATTAGACATGGCCCAGGCAATG